TCTAAATCCTTCGCTGTCTTAAACATTCGTACACCTTCCGTTGTTTACTCGGCAGGCATACGCACGAAAAAAGCGGCTCAGACCTGCCGACTAGAAATGAAAAAATCACCTAGTCTGCTAGTCCTTGCCGCTTAGGAGTTGCGAAGGAATTGCAATAAGTTTTAAAGCGGATTTCTCCGCGTTGTTTATATCTTTGCACTGCGAAATGCAGTTGTCAAGTGTTTTACCTCGACAACAACCGAAACCGATTTTTCGCAGCGATTGCCAAATCGTAGTTGCTTCGGCTCGAATTAGCTGACACCAAAGCCGCTGGCGCATTCCTGAACCAACTTGCTACCTTTGCTTCCTTGGCTTCCGATGCCGTCGTTGCTGTTGCTAGCTTTGCCGCAATCGCTTCTTCGGTTGTGTACCATGTCTCGGCCGCCATCAATTCAGCGATCGCGTCACGCTCCAAATCCATGTGGTCAGCGTAGATTTCGACCAAGGATTCGTCGTACTTGTCGAGGACTGCAGCCTGCTTTCGAACTTCGTCGGCATTACCCCACACCACCGCTGCCGCCTTGTGTATCATCACCCGCGAGCCTCGAGCTGCGTAGCGGTTCTCGCCTGCCAAGAAGATAATTGACGCGGCCGACGCTGCTATAGCGTCGTTGTACGTGTCAACGCCTGCCGAGTGTCGCTTGAGAATGTTATAGATGGCGATTCCTTCGTCTGCCGAGTAAACAACGGAAGGTGTACGAATGTTTAAGACAGCGAAGGATTTAGAAAACGAGATCAGCGCAAAGCTCGATCGCGTCGTGGCAATTGCGGAAATTGCCAAGTCGGAAAACCGACAATACAGCCAAGAAGAGTCTGCAGAAGTCGAAGCCGTAAACGCTTCGGTTGAAGCCGACAAAAAAGCTTTGGAATTACAACGCAAAGTCGAAGCCAATATCTTGGCACGCGGTCGCTCTGAAGGCGTTGCCAAGATCGAAGCAAACCGCGAAGGCTCTGAAGGTCAAAAGCCTATCCGAGTTCCTGCCAAAGCACGCAGCGGAAACCGCTTGGTAGCTTTCAACGGACCTAATGGCGAAGCCGATGCTTACGCTTCCGGTCGATTCTTGATGGCAACCATTGCAAACCATAGCGAGTCGAAGCAATGGTGTCGTGATCACGGCGTGATCACCAACGCAATGGGCGAAAACGATGACTTGAAGGGCGGATATATTGTACCGCATCAAATGGAATCGGCTATTGTGAATTTGAAGGAAAGCTACGGTGTCTTCGGGCAAAACGTGCGTAGCGTGCCAATGGTAAGCGATACCATGAGCGTGCCTCGAAGGCTTTCCGGCTTGACCGCTTACGCAGTCACAGAAGCTCAAGAAATCACAGCAAGCGACGCAACTTTTAGTCAAGTCAACTTGACCGCGAAGAAGTTCGGAACGCTTACACGTATCTCGAGCGAGCTTTCCGAAGATGCAATCATATCGATCGCTGACTACTTGGTTGGCGAGATTGCATACGCTCACGCGGTCAAAGAAGACGCTTGCGGTTTCCTCGGTGATGGTGGGACAACCTACCACGGTATCACAGGGCTAGCTAATGCGCTCGCTGCAGGCTCGATTGCTACGGCAGCATCAGGCCAAAATACGGCAGCAGGCTTGACGATTGCAGTCTTCCAAGACGCTGTTGCTAAGGTTCCTCAGTATCCTGGGATCATGCCAAAGTGGTTCGTAAACTCGGCTGTTTATTGGAACGTGATGGCACGCTTGCAACTTGCAGCCGGTGGCAACAATGTTGTTGATTTGGGAAGCGGTCCAGTGATGCAATTCATGGGCTACCCAGTCGTGTTTGCTCAGACTCTACCGGCAACGATTGGAGCCTCAACCAAGTTCGCCTACTTCGGTGACTTGATGTTGGCAGCAACGAAGGGCAATCGACGCGGCGTGACAATCGCGGCCGACTCTTCTCGTTACTTCGAATACGACCAAACCGCGATCCGTTCGACGCTTCGGTACGACATCAACGTACACGAAATAGGAACGGCTTCGGCTGGTGGTCCGGTCATCTCTTTGGTTTCGGCTTCCTAGGCCTGACCATCTATCCAAATCAAACAACGAAAAGGAATAAAAATGAACGAAATGCAAGCTTGTAAATACGTTGCGGCCATCAAGCCGACAGCGATTATCAATAACACATCGGCAACGGCTACCGTTATCGATACACGCGGATACGACTTCCTGACGGTAGTCGTGACCCTAGGAGCGACAGACATAGCGTTGACAGCTCTAAAGCTTCAAAACTGTGCAACGTCAGGCGGTTCTTATGCCGACATCACAGGATCGACTTTTGCGGCTGGTAGTGGTCGCGGAGGTGCTACTCTGGCACTCCCATCGGCAACCGATGACGGACAAGTTTGCGTTTTCATGGTCGACATGAGAGGAAAAGAACCGTTCGTGCAGGTTGTCGCAACATTCGGCAACGGCTCGACTGGTGGTTTCATCGCAGCGAGTGCAATTCTTAGCCGCGCTAAGATCGCTCCTTCGACTTCCGCAACGATGGCAGACGGCGACGTTTGCTTGGTTGTCTAGTCGTGGATCTAGTTTTGAAGCAACCTTGGAACGGCCTACCAGTCGGCTTTCGATTGGTAGGCGTTCAGTTTGGGCAGGCTGAATTGATGATTCGCAGAGGGTTGGCAGAAATGCCGAAGCTCGAGGAAGTAGCTACGCAACAACAGAAGCAAGCGAAAAAGCCAAAGTGAAGATCTATCGTCCGTCTTTATCGACAGCAGCAACGTCAGAGCCGATTTCTATTTGGCAACTAAAGCAGCGTGTCAACTTAGCGGCGGACGATGATTCGCATGATTGCTACCTAGCGGAACTGATCAAAGAGTGCCGAGAGGAAGTGGAGTCAGATTGCGACATTCTTTGTTGCACTCAAACATGGCAACTACTGACAGATGAAATGGAAGACGGCTTGCAACTTTTCAAGTCTCCAATTCAATCGATAACCTCGATTCAATATTACGATTCGTCCGGAGTTCTAACGACGCTATCGACTTCGGTCTATTCGTTCGATGCGGCGAATCGAAAGATTCACCTAAAGCCAGACCAGTATTGGCCATCGTTTCAAGCTCGCTGGGATGCATGGAGGATTCTTTACGTTTGCGGCTATGCGACGGTTCCACCGATCGTCCAAAAAGCTGTTTTGTTGTTGGCTGAAAACTACTTTCTTGCGCGAGATCCGCAAAAGGAATCTGAGTTCAGTTCGTATAACAGGCTCATGGCTAAGATGCAACGGAGCACCTATCCATGACTAACGCAGCTCTGAAGCGTCATCGAATAACAGTTCAAAGGATTTTTGAGACCATCGACGAATCACGGCAGAAAGTAATTAACTACTTTGATGTGTATGAAAAGGAACCAGCGTCATTTATGCAGGTATCTGGCGGTGAGATATTTCGCGGCAGGCAAGTAGAACCAGGCGTAACGGCAGTTTTTGAGGTTAACTACCGCGACGGCTACAAGGAATCAGACAGAATTTATTTCGACGGCGATTATTACGGAATAACGCGAATCAACATTCCGAATGGAATTAAGCGATACATGCTTCTCTTTTGCTCGGCGGTGAAAGATGTCTAATTTCAACGTAACGGTAGATCTGAGCGGCATGAATGGACTTGTTTCGTTGCTCGAGCAATTGCCAGTATTGGCTGTCATGGAAGGTGGGCCGATCGATCGTGCTGTCACGGCAGCTTCGAAGGTGGTATTGACGCGCGCTAGAGAGTTAGTGCCAGACAGTTCGAAAACGAAATCCAGAGACAAGCAAAGCAAGTCGTCGCGAAGCAAATGGCCTAAGCGACTGAAAAACACACTAAGAACCAAGCTGATTCGCTACAACGATGGATCGTGGGTTGTTGTTGGGCCTAAATCTAAAGACGGGAACATGTCACACTTCATGCAAGAAAAGCCTAGAAAGCATGTATTGTGGGGTAAGGCTACTTTGCTTCGACGATACCGAATCGAACGCAACTGGATAACGCAAGCCTACGACGAAACAATACCGCAGCAACTAGCGGCGGCTGAAGCAAGTCTAAGGACTGACATCGAGGCAAATATGAGGGCAGCCAAATGAGCATGGAGGCCGACTTTTGCGACTACCTTCTGACAAAGCCAGTCATTACCAATATTATTGGAACCGGCGACGATGCCAAGCTATGGCCTATCAACTTGCCAGAAACGCACAGCATAAACGACGGGCCTGCGGCAGTTTACGAAATCATCAGCAGCGTCGATACGCATACGCTAAGCGATAGAAGCGGGTTCGTTCGCACTCGCTTGCAGATTTCGACATATGCCACGACACACAAAGCAACGATGGAATTAGCTCGAGCAATTAAAAATTGCGGAGCGACTCAACTCAAAGGCGTAAGCGGTGACACTAGTTTCCGCTCCGTTGAAGTTGAGTCTGGAATACGTTGCTATAACGAGCAACCGATCGACGGGACTGATTCTTGGCGATATGTAGCCGAGTTTGATTTTGCAATTTCTTATTTGGAGGGCACATAATGCCACTTATTGGTGATACAGGGAATGGTGCGACTGTTACGTTTGGAACATCAAGCCTCTCTTTAGCAGTGGTTGGAATTCAAATCGGTGAAATCACGATTGACATGCTAGACGTTTCTACGCTGGCAACTACAGGCTTTCAAGAAATGATTGCGAGCGACTTGAAAAAGACTCCAGAAGTAACGATTGATGTGCTTCATGTTGGGACAGCAGCAGTACCTTCGGTTGGCGGTGCGGCTGAAACAATGACTGTAACGCTTCCGCTTTTCACAGGTGGAACAACGGCAGCAAATTTAGCAGGTACAGCTCAGTTCACGTCGCATAAGTTGCCAGACCTGGCGAATGGTCAATTGATGATGTCGAAAATCAAGTTCAAATTCAATGGCGATACGGGTCCAACGTACACGCTAGCCACATAATATCGAGGGTTCTATGGTTGAAGTACAGGTCGTGGAACATATCGTTCCGAAGGAAACGCATTGGGGCGTGGTCGATAAGTCGTTGAATCAGCATATCGTCAGAGTCAAGGACGGAGACAAGTTCGTGATGTGCGGATATATCGGAACCAAGGCATTTTTGCCATTGTCAGGCTTTCCAAAGGAACTAGTCGACGAGGTTGCTGACGAGTGTGAAAAGTTACTAAATCGCAAGATAGAGCGTATAGCACCTCCGCCTAGTCTCACTCAGATCGCGGAGATGTTGAAACGATGACACTAGCGGAACAGCTAAAAAAGCGTTCGGTTCTTTCATCAAATGTTAGGATCGACAGCTTAGACTTTGTTGTCACTGGCAAGAGCAAAGCAGACCGCTCTAAGCTCATGGCAGACAATAGAAAGAAAGATGGCAAGCTCGATGGCGATAAGTTCGACTCAGCAGCGTTAGCGGCATGTGTTTCAATGGCAGATGGCAGCACGCTATCGGCCTCGGAATGGGATGGAGTTCCTGCACATATCACAGGGGCTTTGATGGCTGAAGTGATGCGTGTTTGTGGGTTTGACAACGACGATATTGAACGAAGCCCAAAAGCCTTAGACTCAACCGAGAGTTAGTTTTTGCGCATCGGTTGGGTCTTAAGCTGGGCATAGAAGATCCTGAACAGTGGCTAGAGGACTGTCCAGACAGAGTATTTGATAATTGGTATGCGTTTTATCAGCTCGAGCCCTTTGGTGGCGAGACGGCTTTGCTGACTAGGTTGGTTGCGATGCTTTTCATCTCTTGCATGCGGCAAGGTGTAAAGCTTGAAGAACTCAATTCGATCTCGGACGACTTTATGAAAATGCTCATGCCTTCCGATTGGTACGTTGAAGATGACAAGCCAGAACTAGACGTTGACGCGATAAAGGACAATTTAGCAAAGATGAGTGCAGCTTTAGCGAAAGCGTTCCAATAATGGCTACAACGATCAACTCCTATAGCGTCGGCTTTGGCATGGATGCCAGAGGCTATATCGATGGTGCGAAAGTCTCTCGCTCCGAAACTCGGCAACTAATCAAAGCCATCGAGGAAGCCAGAACGCCAGCGGAAAAATTCGCTGTTGAGCAAGACAAGCTAAAACGTGCTCTGGATGCTGGAGCTATTTCGCAAGGCACATACAACAGGCTCTTGAATAACAAGCGTGAAGCACTTATGGGCGCTAGCGTTAGTTCAACCTCCTACGCAGCTAGTTTGACTGCAATAACCGCCGCTGGAGCTGCTGTTGTTGCTGGTGGAGTTGCTTTAGTCCATCACATTCGCGAGACGCAGAACGCTATCGACGATACGGTCGATTCAGCAGGAAAGCTTGGCGTAAGCTACAACGAATTAAAGCAACTTCGCTTTGCAGCTCAAGAAGGTGGCGGAGTTGACGCAGGTACGACAGATACGGCAATCAAAAAGATGTTGGTTGCCACGCAAAAAGCGGTCGACGGCGATCAGACTACACGAGACGCATTCAAGAGACTTGGGCTAGACGCTGGCGAGCTAATCAAACAAGGGCCTGTAAAGTCTGTATTAGCTATTGCTGACGCAATGAAGAATGTGGAAACACAAGGCGAGAAAATTGCGTTGACGATGGATATTTTTGGCAAGTCTGGAAACGAATTAGTGTCGACTCTCGATCATGGGTCGGAAGCAATATCGCAGTCTATTGCATTTCAAGAACAATGGAACTCACTCACAGACGCGCAGCTAGACGCAGTTCAAGCCAATAACGACGCATGGGACAGGATTGGAATTGCCATCGAAGGCGTAAGCTCAAAGCTTGCGGCAGAAGCAGCACCAGCAATGCTTCTGGTGGCTGAATACTTACTAGGTGCCGCTGACAAAGCTTCCGGCCTAGATGGATTTCTGCAAAACATTGTAACTACTTCTGTTGTGCTGGTTGGGAACTTCCAAGACATAACGGAGTCAGCCACAGGGCTTTATACCGTTTTAGAAAAGACGGCTAGTTTTGATTTTGCTGGAGCCGCTCAGGCAGCAATGTGGTTATCTACGTTTGACAAAACAGAACAGGCAATGACGGCACTAAACGAAAAGCGATTAGAGATGGAAAGCCGCGCGAAAAGTGCTGAGGAAGAGCGCGAGAAAAAACGTCAGCAAATGCTAGCCGCAGAAATACAAACGAAAGAAACGGCAGCGGAGAAAGCCGACAGGGAACGCGAGGCACGCGAAAAAGCAGCGGAGCAACGGAGAGACGATGCAGAACGCAAGCGACTGAAGTTGCAATCTGACAGAGAACGCGAGTCAGAGCAAAAGAAACTGCAAAAAGAAAAAGAAGACATTCTGAAGAACGCAGCGGAAGCCGTTAAGAAACGCATGGGTGACGTTGCAAAGGGGCCAGGATCAGGAATGGAAGTCGGATCAGCGGAAGCCGCGAAGTTTTTTGCTGATCAACGAAACAATCAAATAGCCTCGAGAATGAATCAAGGCGAGCAAACCGTACTGGCGGAAGCGGTCAAACAGACGCTTATTTTGCAAGAGCAAAAAGCCAAGACGGAAAAGCAGATTGCCTTGCTTGACGGAATCCTAGAACAGCAAAAGAAAAACGGATTCAAGAGGTTTAGATAATGCCGAATGAGATACTTACAGGTCAACCAACTAGAGAACGCGACTTCTCGATCCGAAGCGTTGGCGGACTTCCTGTTGTGGATGAGAGCTATTCGTGGATCGTAAAATCAGACACTAGGTTTGCAACGACAAGCTACATTGCTTCAACTCCTGGCTTGCCGGTTGTAAATCAATCGGTTTCACCAAATGGCATCGGTATTTGTCGAAGCTTAAATGCGGTGCAGAATGAATCGAATTCGCTTTACTGGAACGTTACGGCTGAATATTCAAGCGCGGTTGACGAGCGGTCTAACGTACAGAATCCGCAGGTCGATCCTGTCACGTGGGTGCCAGTCTATGAAACGAAGTTCGAGCGATTGCAAGAAGTAGTAACACGCGACCGAAACGGCGATCCTACCGTTAATTCAGCCGGTCAGCCGTTCGATAACGGACTGACGGTATCTCGATTTATTCCTATCTGGGAATTCTACCAAATCGAGCCACCAATAAGCGACGAAGTTGTTATTGCGCGAAACGAGACGGTAAATTCCGCAACATTCAAAGGTCGCGCTGCTGCGACTTTGCTGCTGACAATCATGTCATCGGTTGTTGGGTTCTATTACGGGCAGAAGCGGCGACTAACTCAGTATTCACTTCGCTATAACGTTCGTACTTGGAAACACAAGCGGCTGGACGTTGGCACTGTATATAAATCTGGTTCCGACTTGCTGCCATACACCGACAAGTATGGAAACGTGATCACTGGCGGCTTGAATGGTTCCGGTGCGAAAGTAACCGTTGGGACAGATCCATCTGTTTTGCTTTTCGATATGTTCGACGAATTAGACTTTTCAACTTTTCTGAGGATATAACAATGGCAGCGTTGTCGGGGATAACAGCAGTTCAGCCAACAATCAACACGACTTTTGTTTTGAAGAAGTGCGGCGCAGCGTTGGCTATAGCAGTGCCAGTCTATGAGGACGCGGCATCGAATAGTGACATTAAAGCGGCCGACGCAAACGCTTCAGCGGCTACAGCAGAGGCGCGAGGAATAACGATCACTAGCGGAGCAAATGCAGGCTACGCATTGGTTGCGACTGGTGGGAGCATTGTGTTAGTTGGCACTACTATGACAGTAGGTCAAACTTATTGCGTTGGCGCTACTGCTGGCGAGATTGTTCCGATATCCGATCTGACAACACTTGACCGAGTTACCTATCTAGGGACAGCTTCAACAGCGACGCAACTAGATTTGGCAATCAAGGCAACTGGAATCGTTAAGCCATGACGGAAGACGACGAGAATACATACGGCTTTTCCAAGTCCGACGCGCAGGACATATTATCGATGGTTGGTGGCGTAGACCAAGAATCGCCAAACCGGGGCGGACGAATGTCGCCATGTTTGTACGGCAGAACGAAAGCCGGTGGACTAAACGTCGGGACGCCTGCGCTAGTCGATGTCTACGACGAAGCTGGGACATTGGTGCGTGAGCTATTAGCAGAAACTCGCGTCACTAATATTGCAGGAACGACAGAAATAGTTTTGTTCTCAGCTTATAGCCGATGGCTTGCATTGAGGTTGTGTTAGATGGGTGCTATTGGTAACTGTTGTTGCGGCGTGCCTCAATGTTTATGCGACGAAGCTTGGGCATTGCTGAGTTGGGATGCAACTATAATCGGGAAAGCTTTTTCCGGGACGTTCAATCCAACTACTACCGATGCAGTGACTTGCCAGAGGTCAGGCGAGGATTGCATCTATGAAGAACCTGATTTGGTTGTTGACACGTTGGAGGATGGCGGATGGTTTGATTTTGCTGCGCCAAATCTTTCTAGCAAATGTGGATGCGCGACTTGCGGCGATCACGGCGGGTTGAAGGCCGTAGGATGGCAACGCAGCTCCGCCTACTCTTCTCGCGTTGCTGTTTGGCATCATGTCCAGACTTACGCTGCCGTTACTGTGATGGCGTGCGATTCTGGATCGGTTAAGCTTGTGGTTGTAATGACCTATTCAGTGACGCGAATCGTATCGGCTATTGATAGATCTTCCAACAGATACAAGAAAGTCGAAAGGGACTGCGATGCTGGAACGCAAACGACGGTAGGAGACTGGGTTTATTCTTGCGGTGACGTTGATGATTACGTCATTTCCGCAACACCTCAGCTTCCGTGCGATTGGCCGCAACTCTTTACTGGCGGGCTATGTGCAGAGTCTGATAACATAACTGATCCTCTATGCGCAGATTTTGAGCCACAGTTGGCGGAGTTCGAAACGATAGAGTACCAGTGCGAGCTTGGCACATGCACTACATTTATCAATAATGAACAATTGGCCTGCGGATCTGGAAGCTTAGACGGTGGCTGCAATTGCACGCAACCGTTCCAGACTTGCATCTTTGGTGTAACGATAGATCCAGGGACCGGAGCTAGAGCCGTCAGAAATCAGTACCAAATTACATGGGAATCAGATTGCTATGAGTGCGATTCGATTCCTTCGGCGGTTACATTAAACAGAACTGGTTGTGTTCCAACAATTGCGCTAAGTGGCGATGTGTCGGTTAATATTTTTAACTCGGCAACTGGCGCGGGATGCGGGACAGCGCCAGCGGTTTCGATAACAATACCATTTTCTATAACACTGAACGTGGCATGATGGCAGTTACTCCGTTGGTCAGAAAACTAACGAGAGAAGAGACGCTCGAGCGGCTATATAGGATGCAATCGCCATTCAATCGCGAGACTGGTGAGCCAGACTCACAAAGCTATTCTTCTCCGATCGATTATTCGACAACTGAAAAACAAAGAGAACACTGGCGCAAGCTACATACGCAAACATTTGACGCTACAACGTTTGAGGCATGGGTTGCGGCAATCCCAGGGTGTTCAGCGTGTCAAATGGACTTCAGGAAGATCATCGAGACTTTTCCGCCGGACTTCGAACGATGGAATCGTTGGACTTGGGAGATCCACAATGCAGTCAACCGCAAGCTAGGCAAGCCTGAATTGTCATGGCTTGAAGCCTGCGAATTGTGGGGATGGTAAAAAATTCTTAGACGTTTTTCTCAACGTTTTTCCAGGGATTTTCGACGTTTCTGAAAATTCTTTCGTCTAAACTTGAATTCGTTCTGGACACAATTCAAGATGTTGTTAGTATATCTGCATCTGAGGAACGCAAACCCAAACGAAAGACGAAACGAAATGACAACCGCACAACTCAAGAATGCAAAGATCAATGCAGTAGTGGAATTGCAAATCAAGCGAGATAGATTCACCAAGGGACTAGATACACCAGGGATTGACAAGACAGCAATTCAACGAGTAATCGATACCGTGCAAAAACAAATTGACGAATTAGAGCGAGAGTTAAAGATTCTCAACTAACAAGTCGAAACGCCTTCGGGCGTCTTACCGTGAAGCGGTAACTGATGAGACTAGCAAACCCAAATCAAGGAATACGACAGATGAGCAACACAGACCCAATTGTTGACATATCGGAAGAACGAACCAAGTCGCGTGTTGACACGATGCTTGCGATTGGAAGATACATTCGAGCATTAGGCAACTTTGAAAATGCGTCAAAGGAGTTTAACGAAGCTTGCAACCAAGTTCGAAAAGTGGTCAAGCCAAATAGCAGATTTCTGACCAAGCATGACTACGACTATTACATCGTCGACGTGGATGCGGACGGAAGTTTTAACGTAGAGGAGATTGAGGTACTGTAATGAAGAAGAAACACGGCGGGGCGAGAGACGGAGCTGGACGACCTCCCAAGTCTGAAGGGGCGAAGGTTCCCTACTCCACTAGGCTATCGGCTCGCGTCGTGGAGTATCTTCGGCAGTCTATAAATGCGTCGAAGGTAATCGACGACGCTATAGCGGACAGTAAGCCGTTCAAGGTGTATCGGCTGAAGCGGAAATAGTCATGTACCGGCAAGGCTGGGCCTGGCATGGCACGTTACGGCTGGGCAAGACAAGTCAAGGTTTCACGTTGCGGGCGAATAGGTCGCAGCGTGGATTGGTCGCGGCGAGGCAGGGCGGGGCCTGGCATGGCAGGGCCGGGCCAGGCAACACAACGCAAGGTTTTAACAACACAAACAAGGAGGTGGACAATGTTAGTTTTATCAAGGATAGAAGGCGAAAAGATTATAATTCAGGCTGGCGAGCATCGTATCGAGGTTACGGTGCTTCGCGTCGGAAGTCGCGTCCAGCTTGGATTCGATGCACCTAAGCCTGAAGTGAACATATACCGCAAGGAGTTGGAAGATGGCAAGAAAGATATATTGCGTGGTTAGGGTGACATGGTTTTTCGGCAAGAGTCCAACGCATTGCTCGTGGTATGCGAGAGCCAACACAGACGCATTCAACTCCGGCAAGTTCTCGGATGCGATAACTGAGTTCTGCGAGTTGGAGGTTGTCGGCAATTCAGCGTTGACGATGGCTAAGTTGCATTCCGAGTTGGAAGAGCGGTTCCGACATCGCATGACGGTTGTTGAAGTGCAATCGATGCGGCGTTCGGATTACTTTTCCGAAAAAAAAGCTTGGCAATCTGTCATGGATGCCTGCGGGTGAGATTACCTAGAAAGGAGTCGCAATGCGAACCAGGGAAGAAGATATCTACGAAACTGCATACTTGGCTGGCTACGTGGCCGCTGAGTCGAAGTTCGAAGTAAACAGCATCAGACGCAGACTCTACTACGTTGCACTCATAGCGGCGTTGGTTGGGTACATGCTTGGCGTGACGATTGGAAGAACATGACGCAACGTAAAGAGCAACGAAGGCGAGGAGGGCCAAAGGGCGGTGTGAGCAATCCTCGCATCGCAGAGGCTCGTAGGCTACGCGCGAACGGCAAAACAGACGAAGACTTGCTAGGGCTTGGCTTCACAAGAAATGAGCTAACCAGGTCATTCGTCCCGAACTCAGTATCGCATCACAAGCGATGTCGAGTATGCGGATGGAAGTCTGTAGTTAACGAGGATCGCGTATGCATGGCTTGCGAACTTGTAGCGAAGATAAAACGAGAAGGAATGCAGGAACCGGAGCCGTATGTTCCGGTCAAGAAAGGTCGGCCTCCAGCGGTGAAGCCGAACATGAAACATCCAGCAATACTCAAACCAGGAAAGTAATAATGCCAAAGAACTACGACAAAATAGCAGCGGTTACCAATCTGCTGAACGAAGGATATAGCGAACTGGAATGCCTCGCTATGGGATACGGAGAAACTAACGTAAACGAAGCTATTGAAAGGATGATTATGCGAGGAGATGAGCGAACCTACCGATGCAAGGATTGCGGTTGCAATGCAACTCGAATTACTCGCAATAGGCAATGCCGAGCTTGCTGGCTGAGAACTGAGGTGTCAGCATGAGCTACCAAGAATTCATCGCCAAGAAGAAAAGACTCGTTGAAGCATCTGGTTTCGATGTTGAGCAATGCGACTTGAATAGCAACCTATTCGACTGGCAAGCAAGGATCGTGAAGTGGGCGATAAAGCGTGGCCGCTCTGCCATCTTCGCGGATTGTGGACTAGGAAAAGCATTGATGTCTCTTGAGTGGTCGCGGCATGTAGTTGCTGCAACTGGCAAGCCTGTAATGATGCATACTCCTGTTGGAGTTCGTCGGCAAGCAGCGAGAGAAGCGGATAAGTTCTCTATCGAATGCGAAGTCAAAGTAGTTGACGAACCGCACGAGATTATCAACGGCATCAACATCGTGAACTACGAAAAGATTCACAAGTTCGATGGAATTGAGTTCGGTGGTGTTGTACTTGACGAGAGTTCCATCCTAAAGGGGCTAGCAAGCAAGACTCGGCAACTACTGACGGAACGTTACGCAGGAATGAGGTTCAAGCTTGCTTGTACGGCGACTCCTGCCCCGAATGACCACATGGAGTTAGGTAACCATGCTGAGTTTCTTGGGATATGCGATTCCGTAGATATGCTCAATCGCTTTTTTTACCATGACTCAGGAGAAACATCCAAGTGGGTTCTGATGGGACATGCAAGGAAAGAGTTCTGGGCTTGGGTTGCTCAGTGGGCTGTTTGCATCGCCAAGCCATCGGACATTGGAGGCGATGATACTGGTTATGATTTGCCATCGCTGAACGTTCATCGGCATTTTGTCACGGTTGAAAACGAAACAGTACCAGAAGGAGCACTGTTCAATGTGGCTGGCATCTCGGCAACATCGATACACGATGAAAAGCGACAAACGAACACAGCAAGATGCAACAAGGCAGCAGAGTTGATGTCCAATATCGATGGGCCGTGTATTTTATGGTGTGATACGAACTACGAAGCGGATGAACTGCAACGAGTCATTCCTGAAGCTGTTGAGGTTCGAGGAACGTTGAAAGATTCCGAGAAAGAACGTTTGCTTTACGGCTTTTCGAATGGCGACTTCCGCATCCTGATTTCGAAAGGTTCGATTGCAGGCGTCGGGATGAACTGGCAGCACTGCAACAACATGATATTTGCCGGACTCGGCTTTTCATTTGAGATGTACTACCAGTCCATAAGACGTTGCTGGCGGTTCGGTCAAGAAAAAGAAGTCAACGTCCATGTAGTGTTAGCCGAGTCAGAGTCTGCCATCAACTCAGCGGTTGCCAGAAAAGAATCAGACTTTGACGCGATGCGTTGCGGCATGTCGGAAGCAATGCGAGATGCAACACTCGACCAATTTGGATTGCGAGAGGGAAAGACTATTTACAAGCCAGCAAAGAAGATGGTGGCTCCCGGTTTCATTCACGAACACATTCATTACTAGGAATATCATGGACGCAGAAGTATTAGCACAGCATCAAACAGATTCATTCGCAATGTACAACGGTGATTGTTGCGAGTTGATTAGAAACCTACCAGACGAGTCTATCGGATTCAGCGTTTATTCTCCTCCGTTCGCATCGCTCTATTGCTACTCAGACAGCGAGAGAGATATGGGTAATTGCGAGAGTGATGAAGAGTTCTTTGAGCATTACGAGTTCCTTCTTCGTGAGTTCTATCGTGTTCTCAAACCAGGAAGGCTTGTGGCTGTTCACTGCATGAATCTGCCAAGTACGATTCAGCACAATGGCTACATTGGCATTCGAGACTTTCGCGGCGATGTTATCCGGAGTCACGTGAAATGCGGATTCATCTACCATAGCGAGGTTTGCATTTGGAAAGACCCAGTAACGGCAATGCAGCGAACCAAGGCACTTGGATTGCTACACAAGACGATAGTTAAAGATTCATCAATGAGTAGGCAAGGAATACCGGACTACGTTTGCGTCTTCCGCAAGCCAGGGAAGAACGCAGATCCAATTAGTGGAGAGTTCGACCATTACGTCGGCGATAGTTTTACACAGACTGGCAACTACTCAATCGATGTATGGCAGAGATATGCATCGCCTGTTTGGATGGATATTAACCAGAGCGATACGCTGAACGGTAGGACTGCAAGAGATGACGATGACGCTAGGCATATTTGTCCTTTGCAGCTCGGAGTCATCCATAGATGTTTGCAACTATGGAGCAAACCAGGCGACACGGTGTTGTCTCCTTTCGCTGGAATCGGAAGCGAGGGATATGAATCCATCAAGATGGGACGTAAGTTCATCGGGTTTGAACTGAAAGAGTCCTATTACAAGCAAGCGATTCGCAACCTCGAGTTGGCACAATCAGAGGCAAACAAGCCTAGTTTGTTTGACATACAGAATGATTGAAAAGCAACGACTTATTGAGATGGAGCAAGCCGCTAGGATGTACGGTCCGGCGAATTGCTGGACTGGAACCAGCGGGACTTTAGCCGCAATGATTTTGGAACTACTACACGAACGAAAGGAACTATTAGATGAACCGACAAGCAAGACTAGAAGGCTCGAAAGAGTGGACTGACTACGGCAACGTGACGTACTTCCAGGCGATACGCGATTGTGCGATACAGGCATCGCGGAAATGCGGCTTGGTCGATGTGAAGTGGATTGTCGAAGCGAGATGCATGACTGAGCCGGAGAGCGTCGATACGTTTGAAGTGCAGACTTCGCTGCATGCGGAGATACTTGAGCCGAGGAAGGGTGACGTATGAAATTCGAAATTGAACTTACTAGAGCTGGGCTACCAATTGATATGGAAGTCATGGGTGTGTCATGGAGACGACCTAAAAAGGGAGAGTTCTTTCTTACGGATGGTTCTATTAGCGGCTCACGGTGGATTCAGGTTTCAGCAGATTTGTATGCTGCGGAAAGGCTAGTTGCAGAACTAAAGCCAGTCGAACCGAAGTATCGGCCGTTTGCTAATCGGTACGAGTTCGATCCGTATCGAGACAATTGGGTTAAGAATAAAGACAACGGTATCCTGCTTTGCAGAGTCATCGGCTACACGGATAGTCTCGTCTTCTTCAACTCAACACCAGATTTCTTTACCTATGAAAAGTGCTTCGATACTTTGGTGTTCGAAGACGGATCTCCTTTCGGAGTCGCGACTTAAAGAACTAAACCCGATGGCATCGGGGCGCTGTTTCAGGGCTTTTGGCGCAAAAATGCTGGTGAGTGCTTGAGCCGCGACTCATAGACGCAATCGGCACAGTCAACGAAATGGTCTCTTTCTCGAATTTGCGTTGGCAACGTGTAACGGTTTTCGAGGGGGTTCGATTCCTCCTACACGTTTGGTGTATGTGTGTGTTGTTTGTTTGTTTTGACTAGGAGAATTTGCGCAAATGCAAATCAACAAAGGCAAGCGCGCCAGAGCGCGGAGAGTGCTGTTGTACGGCGAGAACGGCGTAGGTAAGTCATCTTTGGCTGCTCAGTTTCCAAAACCATTATTTATCAACATAGAAGACGGTATAGGAGATTTAGAGGTAGATTCGACTGCGGTGATCAAGTCGGTCAATGACTTCATGTCGTGGTTGGTGTACATATGGGACACCGACTACCAAACGATCGTCATTGACACGGTTGACTGGCTCGAAAAGCTACTCATGTACGAAGTCGCAAAGGAAGCAGGAAAGAAAACGATTGACGATATCGGCTTTGGTAAAGGATATCAAAACCTCGAGCAAAAGTGGAAGGTTCTTTTCGAAGGCTTTGCCGCGCTATGGGGGCAAGGTCGGCATATCGTTTTCACATGCCATGAAACGATCGAGAAGTTCACCAATCCTGAAGGCGACTCATACAACTACTATCGGCCATCGCTACATCTCAAAGGTAGCGGTTGCGTCACGGAGTGGTGCGACGAAGTTCTTTTTCTGCGCTACAAGATAGCAACGATCCAAAAAGACGAAGGCTTTGGCGCTAAGCGTTCTATTGCCATCGGAGGTAAAGAGCGTGTCATCGTTGCCAATAAAGTAGCTACGGTCGAAGCAAAGAACCGGCTTGGCATGCCTGACGAATTGTACTCGTTTGCAGAGTTGCAAAAGTACATGCCACAAATGCGACTATTCCAAACAGTCGCGGAAGAAGTACCAAAGCCGACAGCAAAAGCGGCTAGCGGAAACATTGCAGGCATCGTAGTCGATGGCAGCACGAAGAAAAAACAAACTGAAGAACTAATTGAAACACCATTCTAAAACGGAGAATAACACGATGGCAAATTTAGCAGGATTTAACGCGGCGGAAGTAGCACCAAATGAATTCGGAGCAATTCCACCAGGCGATTATGAGGCAGTCATTTCGAGTAGCGAAATGAAGGCAACCAAAGATGGAACTGGACAATATTTGAATCTAGAAATTCAAATCATGAATGGACAATATCAGAACCGCAAGATCTTTGAAAAGTTGAATTTGGTCAACAAGAACGAGACAGCGGTACAGATTGCCAAAGGAACATTGTCAGCAATATGTCGAGCCGTAGGAGTGCTCACACCTAACGACTCGAGCGACTTGCATCATAAGCCTTTTCTGATCACAGTTGGCACGCGCAAAAGCGACTATAGCGGAGAGATGGAAAACCGTATTAAGTCGTTCAAGCCTCGGCAATCGGGTCCGGTGGCTGCGCAAAGTGCGGTTGCTAGTGGCGCGGTGTCGGCACCTTCGGCACCCTGGAAGGTGTAAGTGAATGGATCATTGGATGGAAGGCGACTGGCCTAAAGAAGACGATCGTGATGTGATGCTGAAGCGACTTTGCAAAGCTATTCGGGATTTCGGCAACGAACTTCCAAGTATCAATGATTCGATCGATATCGCGTTCGATGATTTGATGGAAATAGTAGATGAGGTTGAGTCTCTTTACGAAGACAACGATCCGCGTTCTATGGGTTGGGTTGGCGATGACGGATTACCCTAAAGGATTTGAAGATGGAATTGCGGTGGTATCAGCAGGAAGCGGTTAGCGCTGCTTATTC